TCCGTATCTCCGAACGCGTCGATCTGGTCTACTTCTTCTAACCAGTTGATAATTGTTAGGCGTTCTAGCTCCTTACCGTGGTTTAGAGCGCGTAAGTAATCCTTTAGGGCTTTCATTTTCCTATTCTTTCATCTAGCAACATAACATTTAGCAACTCTTCCGATAGCTGGAGTGGAACCATAGAACGTACCTTAGACCCGGCTAATCCTTGTGTTCCTGTTCTCGATCCCCTTGGAGCAGATTCGTGGCAGCTATCTCCATTGTTACAAGGAGTACGCGGTATCCAACCTTCTACCCCCCCCCATAGGTCGGTGGGCTTCATTCTGGTATCGCCATACTGGCAATAGGTAATCGTTTGCCTTGGTAGTTCTTCTACTACTTTTAGCTTCCTTAGCATTCCTCTAGGGTTCTCGATAAGAAAACCCTTAGCGGGATTTAGTTTCTTTATAAGCTCTATGGTTTTAGCCACTAAGCGTTGGTTATAAACTGCCGCTTCAGTTTTAGGTGTTGGTATACCGGAGCTATTATCCCAGTGATGCCCGATCGAAGCTACCGAGAATGCCGTACAAGGTGGAGAAGCCCAGACAAAGTCAGGCTTACCGTATTTAGCTATAAGACCATTAGCTTCTAATTCCATTATGTCTATGTTCTCTGTCGCTATAAAGCTGGGATCTAGTTCGAATGTGATTACTGTGTGTCCGGCGTCGCTAAAGGCTTTAGTAGAAGAACCAGTCCCGGCAAAAAAATCGAAGATAATCACTAGAGCTTATAAACCGTTCCAGTAAAATCGATTCCCTTTTCTAAGAAGAACGTCACTAGGCCCGGCTGCGAATCTTCTCCGGCCTGACGCTTCCACCACCCGGAACCGTTGTCCATTGTTGCCGCTTGTACCCAAAATCTAGAAGTTCCCCTTGGTGTAGAACCTAGCTCTACTACTCTGAGATGATGAAAGTGTCCACTTACTCCGATAGTCGCTGCTGCTACTGGTTGATTACCGAAGGCTTGCTGTCTCCACCACGTCGGGACTTGATCCGGACGCGGGCTTTGATGTCCGTGCCATACTCCGAGAACGTGGAACCCGTCGTCAAAAACGTCCAGCGCTAGTGATTCGTCGTGAGGCTGAGGTTCGATAAACCTGATAGGCAGTCCGACTTCCTGAGCTAACCGGGCTAACGTGCGTCCGATATGGACTCCCCAGTCATCCGTACCCTTACCAATCCGCTGCTTATTGACTCGAAACTGACAATGGTTAGACGCTACCGACGCGTAGACGATTTCTGGCACGTGTTCGCATAATGCTCGGAGAGTTGTCCACGCTAGCGTTGTCGCCAGATCCACCTGCTCCGTGATACTTAGGTCGTTCGTGTAGAGCTGGTTTGCGTCATTGGCATTTATGAAGTTCTCGATTGTATCGCCGACGTCGCAGAAGATAACCTTAGACGGTTTCTCTTTTTTGACCTGCTGGATAAGTTTTGCCGTAGTTTCCTCGACGCGCTGAATAAGATCGACAGTCCCGCCGCGGTGATCCACCTTGCCGACTTGTAGGTCGGACCATAGGACTACTAGGGCTTTATCTGTTTTAGGAACGTGTAAAGTTTTGGGCTTCTTTTTTACAGATCTTTTAGCTTCCGCATATAGCAACGGTAAGTCGATACCGGACGTCCGTTTGCGGAAGGTGAAACGGAAAGACGTTAGAAAGTCGCCGCCTTCTTTCTGCTGCCATTTGCTAACCCGTGGAGTACCGATTACCTCAAACTCCGACGGATCCATACCAGCAGCCTCTAAGAACTCTTCGAAACTAGCTGGAGCCTCTGAGTACGGTGTCGTCGCCTCCCCGGTCGATCCGTCAAAGATAACGCCCGGTCTTCCAAATGGAGTCGGTTCTATCTTCTTAGCTGGTTCTAGGTTGTCTAGCAAGAGCATTCTTTCTTCCGGTGGCGCAGGATTGAAACGTCGCTTATTCGTAATCCCCTAGAGCTTAGTTCCCGCGCTAATGATCCGGAGTTGAAATCTGGGTTTGCTAGCGCTCCGTCTAGGATCTCTTGGTCTTTCTTCTCTAGCTTGTTACGGATCGTTCTAACCGCGCAGCTACGAATTTTCAGCGGCGGCTGTAAATCTTCTAGCATTTTCTCCCCTTACTAGATTTAGAGCTAAGTCCCCGATCTCGGGTTCCAGTCCAGCGTATTCCATTTCCCAGATTTTAGCCATTAGCAAAGCTAAGTTCTTTCTAATGCTTTCAAAGTCTTCGGACCAAACTAGGTTCTTATCGTTCAGCAGTCTAAGCGCTTCAGAAAAGTCTTCCACGGCGCTTCCGATCCATTAGGTAAAGACGGATCTTGTAGCGCAGCCAACGCAGCTCGCGCTTTAGGTAGATAGGTTTGCGAACCTTACGGTGTTTACCCTTCGACAATTTCTACGATCCTCTCTAGTATCTCGACGTCTACGTTGGTGATCACTACTGCGTCTTCCAGTAGGTCGGCGATTATTCTGTCCCGCTCTGCGAGTGTTCCCCGGTGATAGCCCCGGGCGAAGGCGAACGTAAGCTTTCGTTCTTTCTTATCTTTCGAGTTCGGTCTGAAGCCATTCATTGAACGCCACCATATCCTTCTCTAGCTGCTCGATCATCTTTGCGTAAACCTCCAGCTCGATTAGCAGAAGGTCAAGTTTTGTTTCTAGGTCCATTTCAACTCCTTTACGTGTAGGTGCGCGCGTTTTAGTCCGAGATACACTCCGGTCGATTCAAAAGTGTCTAGCTCTTCTGGCTTATCTTCGAACTCTTTTATTTCTGCTTCCAGCATTCTTAGGATTCTCTGACGTTCGTGTTGGATACCTGAGTTGAATGCGCGGATCGTGTTGGTAGCGATTATGTCTTGTAGGTCGCTCATAGTCCTAGTCCTTTCAGGATCTCGTTTTGTTCCCTTTTGTATCGGCCTTCTATCTCGTTAGCTACGTCCTGAGCGGTTATAGGGATCCCTTCGTGATCATCTAAAAACCCGAGAATGTATTCCCGCTCGTTACGCTGCCCAGCTTTGAAACCGTCGGTGTAGGCGGTGTTATTTGTGTACCTATCGTCTATCCCGGCAAAGTAACCCTGTACGTAGGACTTTTTGATTGCCTCTTCTGCGCTCATTAGACTTCTGCCTTCGGTCTGCGGTCTATGTTCGAGAAGTGTTCGATTAGCAGATTCAGAGTATCCGGGTGGATCTGTCGTTTGATTACTAAGAACTCGAGAGTGTTCTCTACTGCTATCTGTTCGTCGCGCCTACCTTTGTTATAGGCGTCTAGTGTTTCAGCGGGTAGATTCGCTAGCGTAAACATCCGGATTCAACTCCCCTACGATTTCTAGGATCTTCGCTACGGCCTTAGTCGGAACTGGGTTTGTAGCTCTAATCAGCCGCACAATCTCGTCGCGCATAAGTAGACGGCCCATAAGGATACCGTCCTGTTTGGCTGCGGTGAAACTGTATTGGTGCGGGTTATAGTCGTCACTCCCGAACTCGATCGCCGGGTCAGTTTTGCTTGTCATCATCATTCCTTTCTAGGAACTCTTTCTCTAGGTGGTGGAGTAGGTGGATTTGCGCCGTGTATCTGTTTAGGTGGTATCTCTCGACGCCTGATCCTTGGCTACGTTCTTCGTATAAGTTCTTCGCGTATTCGTGTCCTTCTTTTAGGATCCGACGGATAAGAAACTGGACGTCCATTAGAGTACCTTCCTAGCTAAGTGATCGACTAAAAAGAAAGTCACTCCGAGTATCCCGAAGACTCCGAGAGTGTGGCCCAGTAGCAGATCGTACTTCTGGATCTCTAGCCCCGTCAGTAGGACGACCGCATCCGCGACAAAGATTCCAACAGTTTTCACTTTTTTACCTTTCTATAGCTTTCCGATTAGGCGTTCGAGATTTGACTTTATGTCTTTGATTTGAGCAGATACCTCAGACAAATCCCAGTCCAAACCGTACGCTTCGTGAGCGTGGCCCGACGCAGTAGCGTCGTCGAACTGTTTTTGTATCTCGGAGCGTTCGTCGATTAGCTCTTCCAAATCCATAAGAAGGTCTTGAATCTGACTTGTCATAGTAGTAGTCATTATTTCTGCGCTCTGTATAGAGAAACTAGACGGTGATTTATGGTCGCCCACTCTTCGGTAGTGACTTTGTCGTCGTATCCGAGTTTCGCCATAGCGCTCGGGATGTCAGCCTTACGGACTTTGAAGAAGTAGCCACCGCAGGACTCGCAGTCGCAAAGAAGGTTCCAAGTGTCGTGAGCTGACTGAGTTAGGTGTTCGATTACTGAGTGCTTCACTTGGATACCTCCGTCACAACTAGCTCAGAGTGAGCTTGGTCTACGTGACCAAAGTATGCTGTGTCCTTAGTGCTGACGACAATCTGTTTCCAGTCGCAGTTCGGGCAGGTAGCTAGTACGTGGTCTGGAGAGCTAAGGTCATAGCCACTCCACGGATAGATTTTTAGAGTTGTCTTTACTGTTTTCACTTTTCCCTTTCTGTATCGCTGTCTGCGATAAATCCAGAATACAGAATTTCTGGGATTTTCGACAGATTTCGATTAATTTTCGAGAAATTTACCAAAACGTTATTTTTGGCTCAGGTTCGTACACCTGTACGAGAGATTCGAGACCGTAGGAGGCCCGTAGAGGGCCGTTTAGACGGTCGGTAAGGTGTTTACACGTATCAGAGCGCCCGGGCCTCTATCGTCCGCGTAGACCTTAGCAGCGTTGATACGGACTATCCGGGAGTCGTCCGCGTAGATCCCAGCGTCCGTGAGTGAGTCAGCTACGGCACGGATCAGCTTGTCAAGATCGGGCATTACCGACGGTAGCGCTCTGTCCTGAACTGTCTTAGGTCTGGGCATATAAAAGATCACCGATAGCTCCACGGGATCGTCTATTGGTTTCCAGTCATCCGATATTAGATCGAGAGCGGCAAAGACTACCGCGTTGCGCCAGCGTTTGTGTTTTGAGGAATTGACTTGGACTATACGTCCGTTTATGACTGAGTGTGATCCCTGCGACGCCGGGTCGCCTTGGACCTCAATAGTTAGATCGTACATACCGAACCCACGCTTCGACGATAGCGGCCCAGCAATAAAACAAACCGAAGACTATCCCCGCTACGTGTAGGAAGCCGGAAGACTCGGAGGCAAACTCTATGAGCAGTATTCCGGTCGCAGCGGGGATAAGCCAACGGAGGATCATTAGAACGGGAGCGCGTCTTCGTGAGTCGGAGTCATAGCTGGAGCTTCTGATCCGTCTAGTTTGATAGTCGCAAAGTTGATAGACAGATTTACTACTGTCTTGTCTTCCCCGTCTTTGTTTTTGTAGTTACCGATAGAAGCAGATAGTAGCCCGCGTGCGGATACCTTCTGTCCGACCTGTAGTGATGTAGTCGGGGAGTCGAGCCACGCGGTATACCGTGCGTCGCGCTTCTCGCCGTCCTTCGACTTATAGGTTTCTAGGATCTGTACGCCTTTGTTCTGGAAGACCAGACCGACGATCTCTCCCTTTACTTCGATTGTTGCCATAGTGTTTCCACCTTTCTTTTTTATACCCTAACAGCTAGCTAGGACTTTTTTATATGCTCCGGGTTACAGCAGTCTTCGTGACCGCAGATCCGAACTCCCGGTAGGACTGGACTGCCTTCAAACATAGGTTTAGTAAGCGTAGCTGGATCGAAGTCGCCTTGCCAAGGTAGGCACTTAGTATTTCCGTATTTGACGATAAGCGACTGGCCCATTCGACAGTCGGCGCACCGGACGCCCGTCTTAGGTTCCTCCAGCTTGACCCGCCAGATATGCCCGCAACGATTACAGATCGCTTCATTCTCTTCCACGCCATAAGCTTAGTTTGACCTTATTAGCCCTGCTTGAATAGCGGCGTTTCTACAGCACGGGTCGCAAGTGAGTAGGCGCTTACCGTGGGCGCAGATCGGGTGCGGATCTCCCTTGCGTTCCTCGGTAAACGTAGTAGATCTGATCCGTTGTTCCTCGGTCTTGCGTCGGTCTTTGATCCGTAGAGCAAAGGCGATTACGTGTTTAGCCTCCACGTAGCCTAGTGACGGATCTCTCTGAGCCTCAATCACCGCAGCCTTGGCGTCGTCAAAGTCTAGGTATCCGACTAGGTCATACCAGACCTGTAGCTTTTCAGCGCTGAGTTGTCTGTTGTCGATAGCTGAGAGATACTCCATTAGCTCTTTTAGCTCAGTCTTTGTCATTAGCCCATTCCTCTAGTGCCTTAGTGTCGGTGGTCTTGCGCTCCGGTAGCGGTTCATTATTCCACGATTCAGCATTCAGCCACGTAGCAGGATTCTTTACGTATCGCTTCTCTGGGAGGTTAGGATCCGTGCCATAGGCTACAGCTCCAGCTATTACCCGTTCTGGCGTTTCATTTTTTATTGCCTTTTTGAACGCTCGGATCGCTGCCCCTTTGTCCACCTTCTTAGGGTAAGCCTCCCAAAAGCGCTGGAAATAGAAATCCCAAAACTTATCAAAATCGCTGAGTATTCTCTCGCTATTCTTTTTTTGTTCTTCTTTAGGAATAGTGTTCTTTGTAGTCGGGTTTACCGACGTCGGATAATCCGACAACGGTATATCCGACGGGTCTGAGGTCCGCCAGATAGTTTCAGAGAAGCGACCTTCCTCCCTCGACTGCTGCCTCGTAAGATAGCCGCATTTCTCCAGCTCTAGGATTGCCGTGCGGATCTGATCACGCCCGACATTATTACGGCTAGCTAGTGAGTTGATAGACATATTCCAGCCCGGAGAGTGTGTCATTATTTGCCCGAGTAGGCCGATAGCTTTTAGAGATAGCCGGGAGTCACGTAGCCAAGAGTTCGGTATCTGGGCAAACTGATCGTCGAACGCGTGGTGGCCTCTAATGAGCGGCATAGATCTCCCTTTCTAATGGTGGTGCTAGCTGACTGATAGGAACGTTATAGCATTCGATCGTCGGTGTCCAACCGTTTGATAGATCTGTCTGATTAGGACTCCACGGTGTAGCGCAGTCCTGAAAACGCTCCCACGTGATACTACCTAAAATAAACGCCCGACCGAAGCGGGTAATCTGATCTGACTTACCAGAGCTAAGAAGGCTAATGAAAAGGAAGAAATCCGGACGTTGGTGATCGTGGTTATAGGCTGGAACCGTACAGTCATAGTGAGGCTGCGGGACTACTGTCCGCTCTTTAGTCTTGAACTCTAAGGTCTTCCAGTCGCCATTTATTTTGACTCTAACGTCATACCGCGTAGAGAAGACTTCCTCGATCTCCAGCCCGCAGGATCTTAGGTAGTCCATACCGATAAGCTCACCTAGCGCTCCCACCTGATTAGCCTGAGCGCCACGCATTGACCGGGTCAGCTCACCTATGGATTCTGCTCTAGCCTGAGCAGCGTCGAGATAGCGCTCTAGTGTCACTTCTCTCATTAGCCCCGACCGTCCGTTTGCGTTCTGCCAAAGTTATCGTCTAGGTAGTGCCAGCCGTCCCATAGACACGCTGGAGTTTCTAGGGGATCTTCGTGAGCTAGCAGTTTCCAGCCCTTAGATTTGGCTAGAGCTGCGAAGTGTGGGGATGACTCCATAAGGCCATTAGCGAAAGAGCAGATAACAATAATGTTTGACGGACGATCTCTGACCTTACTGCCGCCCATACCGCGATTAGCTCGGTGTTGTGGCACTAGCTCCGGTCCGGTGGTCCCACAATGCGGACACGCGGTATCCCGATCGAGATACTTTTGGAACTCTTTCTTATTCATCTTCCCACGGATCAAACTTCTTCGCGGGCAGGTCTAACCCCGTCCCCGAGTAGTCCGCAGAGAATCCGATAGTTGAAGAGCTGTCCGTATCTCGAAAGTTTGTTATCTCTTCCGGACTCGGATCTGGGCAAGAGTGACGTCGAATCCAGCTCTTGTAGAGTTTGGTAGCTTCCTCCCCGGTAGCCTGAAATACGGCCCCGCAGGAACACTTCTCCCGTATCTTCATAGCCCGCCACTCTCCCGCCCATTAGTCTAGCTCCGCCATTGGAGTTCGACGTTACGGCTAATAACGGCGGTCATAGTAGCCGTGTCGGACAGTACCTTCATCTTCATCTTGACCCTGTTGAACTCAGCCCGGGCTAGATCCGCTTTTAGCTTCTCGTCTACGGCTTGTAGCTTTGCTACCGCCTGCCGATCTGCCACCGTGCCTTGGCTATTCAGGAAAGACAAAGAGATCGACTTATCGTAGGCTGCCTCAGCGTCCGCTAGTTTCACCTCAGCGTCATAAAGAGCGCCCGCTCCACGCTCCATTTCTTTACTGATCCGCTGTAGTTCCTCGACTATCTGCCCGGGCGTTTCCATTAGCCCAGCCCTTCCGCGCTTATTTTGATGTAGTCCAAAACGTCCGACGACGCCTTTGCGGTTTTTGCTTCGGAATAGAGCAGCCTGAGCTTATCTATGTCCCCTGACTTAGCTAGATCCATAGCCTCGACTAGCCAATCTCGGACCGGGAGCTTAGGTGTCTGACCTCGGGCTACCTTCTCCATTTCTTCACGCGTCACTCTTTTATTACCGCTGAAGGTGTAGTTAGCTAGGCAACGCCCAAGCGACGACGTTTCTGCGTTTTCTAGCGCGGATGTTTTGTTTGCCATACCGACGCCGTCGATCTCAAATGCCCAGCCCGTAGTCTTTGGTAAGTCCCGCGCCTGATCTTCCTGAGATAAGTAAAGACGCGCTTCCACGACCCACGTACCGACTGCTCGATCCTGTGGAGTTGTGTGATTTATAGTTACCAGCCGTGCGTCTTGGTGGTCCTCTGAGGCCCAAAACCTACGGAGGCGTTCCTCCACGGTTTCATAATCGCTGAGGTTGAACTGTGCCATTTTTATTCCTTCTCTCTTTGGTCTTTTACGTCGCGCTCGATTAGGTCCAGTATTAGTCCAAACCCTAGTCCGGTATAACCGTCCTTCAGCAGTCCCCAAAACAGTTCTATTAGATCCTCTGTCTTGTATAGCCCGTTATTGTCATACTTATTTTTGTTTTCGCATTCGCAGCTCATTATTTCTTTCCTTTCTCATTATGTAGGTAAGGGTTCCCCATTCCTCGGGCGCGCAGACTGATCGCGTGTTCCCCATAAATGATTCCCCGTTTCTTCCCAGCCATAGCCTTTAGAACTCGACTCTTTAGCTCGGTAAGTCTTTTATCTGATTTCTCAAATTCATCTAAAGCGTTGAAGTAGTGGACGCCTAGTTCGTCTAAGTGTTCTTCGCCGTCCTCGATCTTAGGGTTCATAGCTCGGATAGTTTCGAACGTGCTATTACTACCGTCCCAGTCGGGCATAGTGTTAGTCAGAACTGATTCTCTAAAACGATAGGCGGCTGCGATAAGTGACGCCGCTTCAAACGCGTCCCACTCGATCTCGAACTCTTGATAGCTGGATCCTGCTAGAGCTACGAGAGTTGCCTGCTGGATACCAAAGACACTCATATACCAAAGAACCTGAGCGCGGTAATGCTGAGGCACTTCGGTCCAGTAGTCGCGCGAGAACTTGATCTCTACGATTCCCCAGCTACCGTCCGCCTTGCGATAAAGCGCGTCCGGGTTAGCCCGCTGCCACGGGAAGTCTTTACGCGCCCACGTTCCAGTTGTGTAGATCTCTAGCTCTGGATGATCCTCAGCGTAGATCTCCAGTATTGGAGCCTCTAGCTTTGTGCCTAGTCGCATAGACATATTAGGTACGAGATCGTCGGAGATTTGTCCGGTGCGTTTTGCCCACTTTGTAATAGGCGACTCCCACGGACTCAACCCAGCGATTGCGCCTATGTCTGATCCGCCTATCGCTGCGTCGTCATTACGTAGCTTGTGCCACGCCTCCGATCCAGCCTCATAGTCACCTAGGAACGACGCGTCCCCTAGCTCTGTTAGCTCTAGCTTTCCCATAATCATTTTTTAGATTCCTTTCTATCTGGAGTAGCTCTTATGTAATGTTTACACTATGACTACCCTCCGACAATTATTGGGCATAGAGCGCCGATATCTAGTCCTCCACGAAGCTATACGGGAGGTAGGTACTGTCGAGTGCGAAGAGCTACCGGACGTATTCTTCGCTCAGGAAGCTAGCCCAGTATCCCAGAAATTAGTCGAAGATATTGCCAAAGGGATCTGCCAAAATTGCCCAGTAAAGGTACAATGCCGGGACTACGCTCTATCGACCCGGGTCACGGGTATCTGGGGAGGAACTACTGAACGGGAGCGTTACTCTTCGTCGGGTACGTAGGTAATCGCTAGAGCTGATCCACCGATTGCTAGTAGAGCTGCTGCGACGTTTAGGATCTGGGCGCCTAGCTCTGTAGAGATCGTGCCTAGGCTAATGAGCAGCGGAACAGTCGCAGCGATAATTCCGTAGATCCACTTTCTTACGTGAGGCTTTAGGTCTAGCATTATTCGTCTTCTTTCTTATAGAGGTTTACGTCTTCAAAGGTAGCAGACGCAGTATACGCGGTGAGGATGATCGAGATTAGAGCCACGCCACCGATTACTAGCTGGACGCTGACTTCCTTATCAAAGAAGAAAGTCCCCATTCCGAAGATAATCATTACAAAGCCCAAGCGATAGCCACCATAGATCAGCTTCCGTCGGTACTTCCAAGACGGTCCAGAGCTATCTTCGCCCTCTTGTTCTCGGAGCAGCATTAGAGCGTCAAACAGTTTCACTTTAGTTTCTCTACTGCTATCTGAGTCTTTACGTAGCTAGTCGGTTCTGTGTATCGCGTCCCATTATTTGTATAAATGTAGTTCTTACCGCGCTGGATCTCAAAGTGTAGGTGTGGCCCGGTGGACTCTCCCGTGTTACCGGACAGACCAAGGATCTCCCCTTCTAAAACTGTGTCGCCTTTTTTAGCTGTGAGGCTACCCTTTTTGAGGTGGAAGTACGCTGAGGTGATCCACTCCCCGTTTATCTTGTGACGTAGCTTTACTAAGTACCCGCCGCCCGCAGGTTCGCCGCTGGGGAATTTGATAGTGGACGGTCCAGAGAAAAGAACCTTACCGTTAGCTATAGCTTTTACTGGAGTACCTACTGGAGTTGCGTAATCAACGCCGTTATGGTGCTTCCTGACTTTCTCTATAGGATGAACCCTCCAACCGAAGGGGGAGAAAACTCTTGGTAGTGGCTTATCAAACGGGTAGCGCATTAGTTCACCAGAAACGAAAACAGGGCAGAGAATAACCCGGTGATTCCAGCGGCTAGTCCGGTGTAGGCGATCTTCTCGATCCACGCTAACCGGGCTAGAGTCAGCTCCACTTCACGGATCCGATTAGGCACGTCGTCTAGCTGATCGAGCTTCTCCAGAACCTTGATTAGGATTTCTCCGTGTTCAAGTTGCTTTTGATAAATGGCGTTCTGGGTAATGCGTACCCCAGTTGTTTCCTCAGCCATTATGCGGTGATAGCAGCGATTTCAGAGTCAGTTAGACCCAGAGCTTTTAGCTTGGCATTAGCAGAGGCTTTAGCTGTTTCTTTAGCTTCCTCGGCAGCTAGGCGTGTTGCTTCCTGAGCTTCGTAAGCTAGGCGGTCTGTTTCTCGCTGTGCCAATTCAGCCTCGGTAAGAGGAATCTCAGTTGCCTCTCCTGTACTGCAATCAACCACTAGCTTTGTGATAACTTCACTCATTTTCATTCCTTAGTTTGTCTGGGGCGTAGAGAGTAAGTAGTTCTATCGCCCAGTTTACCTTGTCAGCTACACGCTGACCGCTAGGCTGTGCCCGACTCCAAAGCTCTAGGTTTTCAATTCTGTTGTCAAGAGTGTTGCCATTTTTGTGGTGAACATTCTCATGTGGCAATAAAGCCCTGCCAAGAAACTCCGACATCACCCACCTGTGTTCGTCAATCCCACCCTTACCAATAGCATTTGGGTGTCCAGGCTTGAATACTCTTTTGTATCTCATAGGCTTTTTAGCCACTGGCCTCTTGCCTAATGGGTTGCCCCAAACCTTGTTTGATTCATAATGATTTGAGCAAAAACCCTTAGATGCATGGGGCTTGCCACAGACCTTGCCTTCAACGATAACTGCACAAGGTGGCTTGCGTTGTTTAACTCTTTTGACATTAGGGTTCCCGCCCCTATAAAGTCTGCCGTAATGCTTCTGGCAATAACCCTTAGCTAGGTAAGGCTTTTC